GCTTGGCATCGTTGACTAACTTACCAATCAGAGCACTATAATCATTATCTGATACGTTTGCAACAGTGCTCTCACGAAGTCGTGTCAACACATCGTTGACTAATTGTAAGTATGTAGTTGCCATTTACTTATGCCTTTGCATATATTCTTGTAACTCTTGGTAACTTTCTTCTGTTTCTTCGTAATTTAACAAATATATTCTTGCAAACTCTAATAACATTGGATCGTCTTTAAAATGTCCCAACCCAAGATTACAATTATTACAAAGTTTTCCTCTTACTTTTAAAGTAGTATGACAGTGATCTGTTACTAAATTTGTTTCTGTCCCGCAGATTAAACATTCTTTTAATTCATCAAACTTCTGCCACTCTTCTTTTTTAATGCCATCTGGCGGCTTTCTATATTGTTTTCTATATTCTCTTCTGCAGACTCTACACCAACTATCTAATTTACTATTTGTTTTTTTATTTGGTGGAAAGTTAGTTAGAGTTGCTTCATATTCAGTATTACACTTAGTACAACTCAACACTCCCACTTGCGTCTAGCCTTTCTAAGTCTACTGTTTGGGTCTTTTGCTGCTTCTGGGTACATTTCCATTTGTCCTTTTGATCTGGCACAGAATGACTTTCTCCTTTTTGCTTTTGCAGGAGAACTGGCAGCGGCTTTTGCGGATACCGGCGGTTTGAGATTAGCGCCTTCAGTACGCTTGAAATAGGCTCTACCTTTTGCATTCAGACCACCTTGAGGATTTTGATAGACTTTTTTGACCATTATTTTTTCTTGGCTGTTTTTGCTGCTTCCCTAAATGCTTTTGCTGTAGGCGCACCTTTGGTTCCAGGCTTACGCATCTTCTCTCCGGAACCTTCTTTGATACGCTTACGCTTGGCTTGGATGTTGGCGTAGAGTCCTGGCTTCATCGTCCACGCCCTGCCTTCTTCATCATCATCGGTTTTTTGGACATACCAGCCTGTGACATAGCAATCGCTACTGCTTGCTTGCGAGACTTGACTACTGGGCCACCTTTGCCGCTATGAAGAGTGCCAGACTTATACTCACTCATTACCTTACCAACTTTTTCTGCTTTGCCTTTTTTAGTTGTCGGCTTTTTCATCTTTGTCTCCCTTACCTAACCAGTTTTGAATAGTGCGTAATTCGTAGATCCGAAACCCCGTCCAAACAATCGTAAACAGGGCTGCAATGGCCGGAAGTATCTCGGCTAGTGTTCCGATGACAGTTGCAACAGAGATGGCGTCTACGGCGTGTTTAGTGGCTTCTGTGGTCATGGTTTGGCTGGCCAAGTAATGTCATGGGGAAAACCTGCTTGGGCAGGCACATCTCTGAGTCCTTGGCGATAGACTTCCCAAACACCGGGGATGTTCTGGTTTAACTCTAGATTCTTAATGACTACCCAGTCGCACTCTGCCAAGCGGCGGTCACGGTCTGCCCTGACTGCTTTGGCGGCTTCAGCGTCTATCCGAGCCTTGTAAGCGGCTTCCTGTTCTGCGGCTGTGCCTTCTTCGTTATCTGTAAAGATAGGGCCGATAGACCATTTCCACAGCCAACGACCTTGTGAGTCTTGCTCAACACCGTCTTTGAAGGCTACTTGATAGCGGGTGGTAGTAGGTGTCGGTGACTCAAATACTGGGTCTAGTCCTAGTTCCTCTACTAATGCAGGTGTCCATTGGCTAGGGAAAGAGGTGTTGGGATACATCGACCTTACTTCGCCTTGGGATTTGATTTCTCCCGTTGACTTGACTCTATACATGATTACTCCTTACGAAATTGCTAAATATAAATATGTTCCAGTATTGACGTTTGCATTTAAGGCTGTTTCATTCACCGTAAACCCTGTGGAAGAAACATCTACCCAATCCTGTCCGGTTGTTTCTGCGGCGGTGGAGTTTAGGAACAATGCTGGTTCATCAGCAGAAACCAAACCTCTTGCAGAGTCGCCAACAATCCAGTTACCAGTAGAGTCCGTCCTTTTTACAAGGATGAAGCGAGGTTGGAAGTTTGTGGTTACTGTCACAGAAGAACCATTGCCTGTGTATGAACCTACTTTGCTGACACCAGATAGTGAGGCAAATAGGTAGGCGACATAAGTGCCGCCAGAAGCATTAACTGCACTATTAGTTCCAACCGAAAATACAGTTGATGTTGGAGCAACATAACTTGTTCCGTTTCCAAAATATGATGAATTTGGAGGATCTCCACTAAATGTTCCGTTTAGCGTTGCTTGAGTTGGGATATTTGTTTGTAAAACAGGCCAATTTTCAGCACTATTTCTGCGTTTTAAAATTACCAACTCAGGCGCAACACCTAAATTATGGCTGACTGTTCTGTTAGCTCCCGTTCCCGTATAGCAGACCACATCAAAGAAGCCGGGTGCGCGACGAAACTGCCAATTTACATAATTAGAACTACTATTTAAAAATCCTCCATCCGCTGTTCCTTGCTGATACCCAGTCTGCACTTTATTAAATTGAACGCCATAAGTCGTTCCGTCAGCACCTTCAGCGCCAGTTGTATTTGGTTTTAACCAAGTCCCGCTTCCTCTTAAGCGGTCATATTCATATCTATCTCCAGTAGAATCTCTATTTGCCCAAGTTACCAGATCAGGTGTTATTGATGCCGTAATAATGCGGTTATTGGCACTAGTTCCGCTGTATGCAACAGGCTCAAACACACTCGTTCCAGTCGTAGGAGTCTTCATCGGGCCACGGCGAATGGCGATGTAGATGTAGGTTGTAGATACGCTTAAAACACCTGCTGCTGACGCAAAACCAGTAGCCGTTGGATTCAATCTATCAAAACCAGCGGATTCGGCAGCTGATGTATTTGCTTTTAAATTGGAATCAACTCCACCAACAACCCATCCACGCATATTATCAATAATGTCCCAATCTCCTGTGTCGCTTGATGCTTTGAACATTATCCACTGAGGCTCATATCCAAGATCAACCGTAGCGTTACCAGAGCCATCCGTAGTAAACGAGCCACAACTAATCACATTATCCGAGCCAGACGCACCAAAGCCGCCAGCGTCGTGGGCGAAGAGGTAGGCGACGTATATGCCGCCAGAGGCATTAACACTTCCATTAGTGCCCAATGAAAAAACTGTACTAGTAGGGGCGGTGCTATTCCAAACGGTTGCAAGAGTCTGTTCAGCCGAAGTGTTATTCAATACAAGATACCGAGTAGCATCTGTAAGACTTCTATGGTAAACAATCCAATTGGTACTTATATCTGTACGCTTAACAATCATGCAACCGGGTACAGAGCCAAGATTATGAGAAATGGTGCGGTTAGCTCCATCCCCCGTATACGTCACCACATCAAAGAACTTTTCCTGTTTGCGGAATGTCCATGAGACATGAGATGTCGTACTATCATTAACATAGCCGCCAGAACTATCTGCACCAAGAGTAAACCCGCTGGTTGTAAAAGCGGTTAGCGAACCAGAATAAGTTGTTTCAGCGCCAGTTGTGTTTGATTTGAGTTGTTTATTAACTCCTCTGGCAGTATCAAACAGCGCATGGTCATAACCTGTGTTTGCGCGGTTTTTAATCCAAACTAAACCACCTTCTCCAGATAAATCAATATTGTTGGTAATCGTTTGTGTTGCGGCTGTGCCAGTGTAGATGTATGTCGAAAAGACATCCTCTACATAAACAGGAACCGCTGACGGAGCAGCCGATAGTGCTTTATTTGCAAGCATGGTTATTCCTTAAGCGTTGCCAACACGAGCGCCATAGACCTGTGTAGATACTTTCCACAGCACGATTACGGTGTAGCCAGAAGTATTCAGCGTAGGTGCAGAGCCGTTATCAGTTTTCCACACCACACCAGAGCCACCAAAGGTGCTGTCAGTCCAAGTCAGTGTGTAGGCAGTACCGTCATCAACCATCAGCGTAATTGCCTCGCCAGCAGCGAAGTTTGTGGCCTTAGGAGTACGCGATGCACCAAGAGTAATCAACTGAATAGAGCCGTTGCCAGGATCAATCTCAAATGCAGCGCCATCAGAGATGGTGTAGACATCTTCAAGGATTGCGCCGGTGATGGTAGGATCAGTCAGCGCAGCAGCACTAGCAGACAGTTTAGTAACTACTGTAGATCC